ATTATCAAGAAAGCACAAAACTTTTACTGTGAACATCAATCACAGAACCCTCGCACATTCGCGGCACTATCTCATAAGATTGGCGAAGATCGTGCAAAGTACTTCATGACAGAGATCCTGTTTCCGAAGTTATAATCCCTACCTTGGGATCGACCTGAGCATGTCATTAAACTGCTCACCACACTTTATTGCGCATAAAAGTGTCACTATGTCACACTTTCTACACGAAACTTCTTGACATCTCTCATATAATATAGTACTATATAACTCTACCCAATAAACTCAGTATGGAATTAACATTGTCTAAAGTCAATCTAATCGCACTCAGTAAGCCTACGGCATACACAGATTGTTACACTGCCGAGCAGCTAGTAGCATATGCCGCAAGAGTAAGTAACCCTGCTAATCAGAGTAATGTCAAGACTGCCAGTAAGTTAGTACGTTATCTGATCAAAGAAAATCATTGGTCACCACTAGAGATGGTGCATATGACTATGGAGATCAAAACCACACGCGACATCTCTCGCCAGATTCTACGACATCGTTCATTCTCGTTTCAAGAGTTCAGTCAACGATATGCAGAGAGTGAGACATTTGTCTATGAGCGTGAAGCACGAACCCAAGACTTGAAGAATCGACAGAATAGTGTTGATTGCATTGATCATGGATTTCAAGAACAATTTACTATGATGCAGAAGAAAGTTCTTGATTTCGCACTTGATGCATATAATCGCGCTCTAGGTTCTGGTATCGCAAAGGAGCAAGCAAGGGCTTTACTACCAGAAGGTTTAACAGGTACAACGTTGTATATGGCTGGTAGTCTACGATCATGGATTCACTACTGTGATTTACGTATGGCGAATGGTACACAAAAGGAACACATGGAGGTAGCAAAACAGTGTTGGGAAATAATTGCTCAACACTTCCCTGATATAGTAGCAGCGGTCGAGGAGACTGAATAATGAAAAAAGGTGACGTAGTAAGTGTACTGACTCTCTCTGGAGAGTATATTGGTAAATTCAATGAGACACATGTTGATGGTGGTTTAACTCTAGATGATCCTCGTATGTTAATTGCAGATGAGGAGGGTGTTGGTTTTGCTCGACACATATGTATGACTGGCATTGAGAATGTAGGCACGGTGCGCTTTAAAGATTATGTTTATTTCACACCAACTAATGCAGCATTCGAGAAAGCATACCTTACAGCAGCGAGCGGCATCATTCTATGAATTCAAAGAAAGCAAAGCTATTTCGTAGTGTAGGAAAGGTTGACAAACGGTCAAAAAAACTGTATAATCAACTAAGTCATCAAGAGAAGAAAGTTCTTGGTGAAATTTATAAGATAGCGAAGCAGCAAATAACGGAGGCATAATATCAACATATTCTACTTACATTCCGATCCAGACATATGTGCTCAACAGCACTGTGATAAACATGTTGTTAAAATGTGTGTAGAATATGCTCAACTTTTATCTACAGCACATCGTGTCGTAGATGGTAATTTCTTTATAGGAAGAACAACTAAGGGCAGAAAGATTTCTCGCTACTTTCATCCTGATTCCGACATGAATCACGAGCTTTATAAAGCGACTCATGTAATGCATCCCTCTGCCGTATGGGCAAGAGACACTAAAGAAAACTATATATGGTTATACGATATGTGGTCTTCATTATGTTATGAATTCGAATATAGATATGGTAAGAAACATATGTCTTGGAATAAGTTACAGTGGTTTCTTACGATGCCACCAGACAATATCACCAAGCAGGGATTTTCTGAACCTACTCCAGCAATGGGCTCACATCCAGAATGTATAGTAGAAGGGGATTCATTACAATCTTATCAGAACTATTATTGGGAAGGTAAGAAGAGAATGGCAATTTGGACTAACAGAGATACCCCGGATTGGTGGGTTGAGAGACAACAAAATGACATCTTGGCACGGCGGTAAAGGTAGCAATAGACGAAGAGAAGATCATCAAAAATTAAATGATAATTGGGATTCAATCTTCAATAAAAATAAAACGGAAGAAAAGGTTGTTTTAACTAGCAAGAATCAGATAGGTAAACAGCGCGAAGTAACCGATCTTAATTACGACGGTGCTGAAGATTTGGAGTAAAATATAATATGGTGAAATCTATGAAGATAAAGAAGCGCAAGTTTGTTCCTAAACCAAAAGCAACATTAACACCTGCTCCTAATTGGGTCAAACTACAGAAAGCGAAGACTGAAGAGAGTCGAATGTCTGCCTGGAATGAATGTGAGGATTTCGTGCATCTAGAAGTAACAGATCGCGAGTACTTGCATTCTATGAAGAAGTGGTTGAAGAATGAAAGTGGTTGGGAAGTAGAAGATCTTGTTACCGTAATACCTGACACTTACTTAGTCGGTCTCGCAAAGCATGGATGGAAAGCAATCAAGTTGGGATTTATTCCTGAGCAAGTTAAAAGTTCCTTACACAAGATTCTTTATCCTTTGCTACTTAGAGCAGAAGATCTAAAGAATAATATGACTGTTGATTCATTGATTCATCCTAGCGTCATTGAGAAAGATGAAGATCATATTCTACATCCATCTAAAGTAAAAGAGTGGATAGTCGTTACACAGCAATGGTTGAGTGGCAATAAACACTACAAAGATTCTCGGGAATCTGATCAGAGACAGCAATACATTACACATGAAAGTTATCTGTACAATTTAAACTCCTATTTGAAATCAGGAGTTTGGTCAGATAGTCGATATGGTGAAAAAAGGGAGTTCGTCAGTCATTATGTTTGTGTGGCACCTGCGTATGACAAAGATGGACTAATGAAACGAACTGTTGGCATCTGGTATCGCGATATTGGTATGCGTTGGACTAAGGAGTTAAGAAATAATGAAACTTGAAGGCGTGATGATGACTAAAAATAGATTTACAAAAATGGTAGAAGATACGGTACGTGATAAGCGTATGTCCTATCTTGATACGATTGTATATCTATGTGAGAAGAATAATATGGAGATAGAAGATGTTAAGAAATACGTCTCTCCTGTTGTAAAGAACAAGGTTGAAGCAGAGGCAATGAGCCTAAACTTCTTACCTAAACAGAATGTACTGCCTCTGTGACGAAAGTTCTTGACAATTACAACTTACTGTGCTACTATATACTTCACATTATGAAATATTGTGGATAAACTGAAATACAAACATATACTGTAAATATAAAGGAAATAAAATATGTCATTTGCAAATCTTAAACGCAATCGTAATTCAATCTCTGATTTAATATCAGCAGCAAGTTCCGATAGCGGTCCTAAAGAAAAGAAATCTTATATTGATGAACGTCAGTGGAAACCAACTGTTGACAAAGCAGGTAACGGTTATGCTGTCTTGCGATTCTTACCTGCTGCTAAAGATAGTACTGAGTGGGTTCGCTATTGGGATCACGGATTTAAGGGTCCTACTGGTCAGTGGTACATTGAGAAATCTTTGACTTCAATCGGTCAACAAGATCCCGTATCAGAAGCAAATAGTAAATTGTGGAATACTGGTCTAGATGATGATAAAGCGACTGTACGCGATCGTAAACGTCGATTGCACTACGTGAGTAATGTTGTTGTTGAAAGTGATCCTGCTAATCCATCGAACGAAGGCAAAGTCTTCATGTTCACTTACGGCAAGAAAATCTTTGATAAGATCATGGATGTTATGCAGCCTCAGTTCGCTGATGAAGCACCTATCAACCCATTCGACTTCTGGGAAGGCGCTTCGTTCAAACTGAAGATTCGTAATGTTGAAGGTTATCGCAACTATGATAAATCTGAGTTTTCTTCACCCTCTGAGTTTTTGCGTGGCGATGATTCGGAACTCGAACAAGTCTATGAGCAGTTACATGATCTTAGTGAGTTCTCTGATCCTAAGAGCTACAAAACTTATGAAGAGTTGACTGCGCGACTTAATATGGTACTGGGTGAATCAGCACCACGTACTATTCGCTCTGAAGTCTCATTAGATACGGTAGCAGCACCTGCTCCTCGTGCTAGTGCTTCAGCGCCAACGATCGCTACAGCGGAAGATGAAGATGATACTATGTCTTACTTTGCTAAACTAGCATCGGAAGAATAATAATCTACTGAGTAACAAAAACCGGCGGGGATCAAACCCCGCCACACACATCACACAGGAGAAGTATAATGAGTAATAAGAATCCCTTTGAAATTCGTACAGAAATGCTACAGATGGCTAAAGATTATATGGATCAATCTTGGCGCTTGAACGTTGAATTCACTCGTAAAATGTTTGAAGAGGGCAAGAAGACTGCCGAAGAGATGAAAGAAGCGCTTGCTCCATATTGTCTCAAAGACATGATGGAGAAAGCACAAGAGATGTATAGTTTCGTCTCTAAGAAAGAATAGAGAAAGGGGCGAAAGCCCCTTTTTTTATCCCATCACATAAGCATCAGATCTAGACCCATTGCCATTAACAGGCGACGACATTTGATCTGAAGATGTACTAGAAACATTGTTCTGTGTTGTTGTTGGTGCATTCACGTTATTAACATTAGTCACAATGATATTCCCTTGCCTTACAGATGCCATAGTCTGCCGCCCAATTTCTTCAGTAGCAGCAGGTCTTACTGCATAGTCTCTTGCAGCACGAATACCTTTATCAAGCTGTCTTTGAATACTGCCTTCTTGCAAGTCTTGTAGGAATCCCTTTTCAGGAACAACACCTAGTCTCTGACCTGCTTCAATAAATGCATCTACAGTTATTAGTTTAGCAAAATCAGCAAATCCACCTACGAGAGATGATGCGGCACCAGCAGCGCCAACAGCAATCTTTCCTTCCGTACTAAGATTAGGATCTTCTGTCCCTAACTTATAACCTTCGTAGCCAGCAGTTGCAACCGCTAATGGCGCTGCTATTTTACTCGCTACCTTTATCACCTTGCCGCCAACATTACTAATCGTATCTATATTTTTTCCAACAAATTTACCTGCTTTAGAATCCTTGAGTGCTGTTACTGTATCTGAAAACCGTTTTCCTATTGCTCCTGTGACTGTTGCGGGCGCTGCGCCACCAACAACTGCACCTGCTTTGGCGAACTGAGGAACAAGTTTACCATCAACATTCTTAACAATTGTCTGTAATTTGCCTTTCGCGTCTTTAAATGTTTCGCCTAATACTCTTCCTGACTTAGTTTTCTCCATCGTAGGTGCAATGAGGTTGACTATGCCTTTCCTCACACCTTCTACCTTCGCAACTCCCGCCGCCTTTATGCTAGATACTTTACTTGCTGCTCCAGCA